ACCCCCCCCCCGCCCCCTAACCTCTGCACGCCCCGTCATTATAAGATGACCCAGAGATGCCGCCGCTGGTGCTTCACGCTCAACTACGACTCCGACGAAGAGGCGGCAGCACTTGTCCGGCGAGTGCAGTCTCTGTCCCTTACCTACGCTATTGTAGGGAAAGAGACTGCTCCGACAACCGGACAAAAACATCTTCAAGGATTTCTGCATCTGAAGGGGGGTGGTCGAGTGCTGCAGGGATTGAAGACGGTCCTGCAGAATGACAGGATCCACCTCGAACAGGCACACGGCTCCGACGAACAAAATAGAGTGTACTGTTCGAAGGAGGAGACCATCTTCGAACACGGCATCCCGACTCGTCCTGGAGTCAAGAGACGACTGGTCGATCGATTTGATGATGAGCCTGATGAACTCCGCCTGGAAGACCCAGGCGGATACAGAAGGTGCGTTGCACTCCGAGCTGCAGTGGAATGGGCTGGATGGGCCTCTGAGAATCCATTCCCATTCCCATATCACCATTGGCAGCTTGAGCTGCTGTCTCAAATCCAAGAGCAAGCTGACGACCGCACCATTCTATGGGTATGCGGACGAACCGGAGGAGAGGGCAAATCCGTGTTCGCGAAGTTCCTCGGACTCAAGCCCGACTGGTTCTACACATGTGGTGGAACCAGGAAAGATGTGTTGTACCAGTACATCGAGGAGCCAAAAAGAAATGTAATCCTCGATGTACCTAGATGTAATTTAGAACACCTTAATTATGCCCTTTTAGAATGTATTAAGAATAGGGCATTTAGTTCGGACAAATACGAACCCATAAGTTATGTTGGGTTCGATAATGTCCATGTAATTGTATTTGCAAATATTCTGCCTGATTATTTAAAAATCAGCAGAGATAGAATAAAATTATGGGATATTTGAAAATACATGTGCCGTCTAAATTACATCAATACCCGCCCGCCCATGCACTATCGTTTACACTTTATGAATATCCTGCCCAGGCCGAAGGCCTGGGAGGTGCTACCCGGCCGAAGGCCGGGAACAATTTGAATTACTGTAAGGCGGGCCCACATACTTTAGAGGGACCAATCAGAAGGGTTGCTTCCTCCGCACGCAACCTCTTTAAATACTTGGTCCAGAATGCGCCACGTGGCATTCTTATCCAAAAGGAATCTACTTTTGGATGGCTTGCAGAAGAAGGTACCTTTGGCGCGTCTGCTGACAGTGACACCTCTGCCCCTGCCCCTGCACGGTATATAAGGCGGGGGGGGCTAGTATT